GAACTGTGTTGATCGAAGAAATCCCACAATTCTAATAAAATAACAGTACTTACTACGCTACCCATTAGAACAGCGTCCCAGAGTAAGTCGTAAATCGAAAAGAATTCCCCCCTTCCCCCACTCTCTCTCCCACCTTGGGGGGAAGACTTTTCAAACAGAATGATGGACATGTTTAATATGTGTTGCGTCTCTCTTCGATGGGATATTCTGGCAAAGTATAAACCAATTTTTAATTAAACTACATTATGGGCAAGTTAGGCAAAATCTCTACAATAAAAAGAGACTATTCAAATAGCGCACAGTTGCAAACAATGCAAAGTGAACTATCACGAAAAGGTATGACACGTATTCCTGGAACAGGAGTATTTAAATATCCTTACAAAGAGTTAGATGGACAGTATAGAACAGGATTAGATCCAAATGCTTCTTACATTAGAAGAATTGCTGATGAAACAGAACGTGAACTAGAAATAGAACGTGTTACAAAACTTCGTCAAAAATTAGAAGCTGCATTAGGTGATATTGATCTTGGTCCTCGTTCTAAGTTTTGGAACTATGGATTATCAACATCTACAGATGATCAAACACACGTACAACCTGTGAAACTATTAGATGGTGATAACTATTATGATCTTATGGTTCCTTTTCAAGAATTAGCATTTTCATGGTTAAGAGTACATCCAACCATTGCAAGTTCTTATCAAGCTTGGGAAAGAGGTGAATATCCTGCAGAAACACAGTTTTATGTTGTTGATGATGAAATTGAAAATACAATTATATTCAAGAAAAAACAATTGATCAATAAAGCTATTGTGAAATTTGATTCTATGACTCCTGAGAAGAAACGTAAAGTTGGAAGACTTTTAGGACTTCCAGTTACAGAGGATACTAAAGAGGAAGTTGTTTACAATCAAGTAGATAACGTTCTTAAACAAGCAGAGTTTAAATCTGGTACATTCCAAGGATTGAATCCTGTTGAAGTATTTAATAGGTTTGCTGACATGAAAGAAAACTTGTTACATATTAAAGATTTAGTTAAACAAGCAACATCACATTCTATCTACAGAGTAAAACCAAATGGTAGAGTTTATGAAGGAGAGTATGAAATTGCAGTTGATGAAGAGTCATTAATTAAATTCTTAATTGATGATGATAACCAAGATGATTTAATCACTCTTGAGCAGAAATTAAAAACTAAAAAACTAGCTTCTATTTAAGAGGCTAGTTTTTAAAAATATAAAATATGATACCAGTAGATAGTTTATTATACAAGATTGACCAAAGATTGAATAAGCTATCAACTAATGAGCACCAACAGATTCAACTTGAAGATAAAATCTTAGCTCTGAATGAGGCTCAGATCAAGTTGATAAAACAAAAAGTTGATAGCATTAGTACTGTAAGTCAAATGGGAATGGACGCATTTAAAAAACGTTACGAAGACCTGCAAAGGTTAGTGATGGATTATAATCATCAACCATTAGAACTTGTAGAATCAGATAAAGAAATACATCAGTGGAAAGCTAACATACATCAATTAGAACCACAATATATGTTCTATGTAGATTCATATGTGTTAGCTGATAAAGGAAGATGTAAAGACAGAAAGATTTGGATTAACAGAGACCTTGCAAAACATGGAGATCTTCAGTTTATTCTGAATAATGATCATTACAAACCAAGTTTTGAATACCAAGAAACATTTAACTTTCTTGCCTCTGATGAAATAAGTGTATTTACAGATGGAACATTTGTTCCTAAAACTATAAATATAATGTACATGAGATATCCAGTGTACATAAACAAAACAGGATTTATCATGTTTGATGGACAACCATCATTTGATCAAAACTGTGAACTTGAGACATACTTAGAAGATGAATTATTAGATTTAACAGTTCAAAACTTAGCAATGTATACAGAGAATGGTAACGCTGTTCAAAGTGCTCAGTTCAGAATACAAACAAACGAATAAATTTTTAACTTAATAAATAAATAAAATGGCAGATTTTTCTTTAACCACGCTTTTCGTAGTGCCAGTGTCGCAAACTGCTTTGCCAACACCTGGTAGCCCTACGCAAAATTTAGCCCCTGGTCAAGTAGGTATTTTTGGTAGCAACTATGAAGCTACTGCAACTCCTAGTAGTTTTAAGTATTTCTACATCGCTCAAGGTAGAACAAACACTTATCTACAAGGAACAAAACGTTCTGATAAAATTGCAGGATGTGGTGGTGGATTTGGTGGATGTAACTCAAATGTAACTGAATGGTACAAAGTTACTGGATGTCCTACTCCTATTAACCAAATTACTGATGTTGATCAATGGAATGTAAAATGTGGTGATGTTGTAACTTTGACGTTACGTGCTCACTCTTCTTACATTGATACATTGTATTTCAATGGTTTCACTCGTTCAGTAACTGTACAAGCACCTTGTTGTGATTGTGGTGGTGATCCTTGTGACACTGTTGATGTTGATGCTTTGATTGATCAATTCATTGTAAAATTAGAAGCACAAGCTCCAGGTAACAACCCTGACAACATTAGCTTTAACACATTTTTTACATTTGCAAATGTAGGTGGTACAATTTTACGTATTACAGGAAAACCTTTAACTAAATATGGTCAACCATGTGACGTTGCTGCGTTCCCATTTGAATATGACAGAATGTATTTCAGAACTTTTGTATACAGTGGTCCTGCAACTACAGCTGACTTTATCGTAGCTGATAATTGTAACATTGTTGCTGAAGCTGTTGTTACACAAACATCTAATTATGCTAGAGGTACTTCTGCAGAAATTGCTCAATTAGAGAAAAACTTCTACAGCTACCAAGCAGGTTACTTGAAACACTTATACAGAATGGCTGGTTACAATGGTAACTTTGAGTCATGGGTATCTGATGGTGTAACTTATGATACTTTCTACATTAAATTTAATGAGTTAGACAAATCAGCTTATCAATGGGGTGATTATATTCATGAAGATTCAATGGTAATTGTTGCTGTTCCTCAAACACAATCTAATGGTTCTGCTAATCCAATTGGTGGAGATATTCAAGATGCATTAGAAGATGCTCTTGGTGATGTATACGATGATGCTGGAGTATGTCTTACTACAACTTCTACTACTACAGTTGCTCCTACAACCACAACCACTACTACTGCTCCACAAGGATAATAGTAAGAACTGATAACTAATTAAAAAGGGGAAGGAAGGTTTTAACTTTCTCTTCCCTTTTTTTATTAAAATTAAAAATTATGCCAACATTAAAGTTAGATTTCTTAGTAGTTTCTACATATAACACTTTAACTCTTGGGGTGATAGATGCGTCTACATACCCTACAAATCCTCCTGTTGTTACATCTCCAACAATTGAAATAAATGTTCCTGGATTTGATACAGCAATTCTTCCATTTGATGTAAATAATTTTAATATCTTTACATCATCAGACTTAGGTATTACATCAGCAGGTGTGAATCAACCTCTTCCTGATGGTGTTTATCATATAAAATACTCTATAGCTCCAGCATATGCAAACTTTGTAGAAAGATCAATCATGAGAGTTGATAAACTACAGGAAAAATTTGATGAAGCATTCATGACACTCGAGATGATGGAATGTGATAGAGCAATTAGAACACAAGCTAAGGTAGATTTAAACTCAATCTATTTCTTCATACAAGGAGCAATTGCAGCAGCTAATAATTGTGCAATTGTTGATTCAAACAAACTATATAATCAAGCAGATAGAGCATTGACTAATTTCATGAGAAATGATTGTGGTTGCTCAGGTAATAATTATATAAATAATTTTAGATAATAATAAAAAAACTAATATGGCAAGTTGTAGAAAATGTGGGGCCAATGTGGGTTGTGGCTGCCAATTAAAAGATGGACTCTGTGGAATGTGTTATGCTGCAGTAAACAAAGCAAAAAAATTTTTTAGATTATGTTAACTCCTAGATTAACCAATTGTTCACAATGTGCAGAGATTTCTTCTCTAATTGCAGACATTGACTGCAAGATTGCAGAAATGAGTTCAGCATTATACAATAATATTGTATTTATGCTAAACAAAAATATTGCATATGATGCAATTTCTGATCTATTAAATTACAAACGAATATTAAGTTATAAAGTTTGTAATCCAAATTATGCAGGTCATTTTACTGTAAATATGATCGCTAGTAAAATCAAACTTTTAAAATATAAATAAAATGTCTTGTACAAACTGCTTTAATGGATGTACTGAAACTGTTTCAGATCAGTGCGTTAAATATACAGGAATTAATGTTCCTGCTCTTGGTATCCAACATGGTGACACTCTACTTACTGTAGAGAACGCTATTGTGAATTTTCTTGTTCCTGTATTAGATGGAACAGGAATTAAGCCTATAATAAATGAAGATTTTATATGTAACACTGTTGCACAATTTCTTCCCTCTTGTACAGTGTGTACAGGATTTACATTGAATGACATACTAACAGCAATCATACGAGCATCATGTCTTCTTCAAGAAGAAATTGATGATATTGTTGCAGAACTTGCAATTTTAAATTCAGACTATGATGTAAACTGTTTATCTGGAGTTACAAATTCTTCAGATACGCATATTGTTCTTCAAGCTGCAATTGATAAGATTTGTGAAATAGATGTTGAGCTAGCTGCATTTATTGCAGATGTTGAATTAAATTACATCACTAGTGATAATATTGACACATACATTCAAACATATCTTAACAATCTTCCTAACACAAATTTAGTTAGTAATAAAATGATTCCAGGGGTAATCTATCCATATTATGGATCTATTGCTAGTTTTGATTCTACAGGTGCTGGTACAGGTAACTGGATTAAGATTTATTTATGTAATGGTGGAAATCCTGGAGTTCCTGATTTAAGAGGTCGTACTCTTGTAGGATTCACTGCAGGTACACTACTTGGTCCAACACCAATGAGTTCTATTGTAGATCCTTTTGCTTCATCATTTAATTTTTCATATTCTCCAACTACTCCTATATCAGGATTAAATCAAATTAGCCTTCTTGAAAACCAATTGCCTATACACACCCATCCTAACACTGTTTATACAAATTGGAGCCAAGGACCACATAGTCATGGTTTGAGTTATGGAACAGCAATAGGTGTTGGACCATATGGAGCAGATGGTGGAAGTGCTATTAAGTTTGATAACTCATCTGCTACCCAAAACAACTTTGCTGATTTAACAATAACTACATCAATTACCAATGCACCAATAGGACAAAACCTACCTCATAGCAACGTTCAACCTTCACATGGTTGTAATTTTATAATCTACTTACCTTAATATTATGTGGCCATATTTACCTCAGAATCCTTGTGGATGTGACTCTTGTGAGAGTTGCAATGAATCAACAACAAATATTGGATCAGATAATGTAAGATACGTAGGGCCTCCTTTGGCTTGTACAGGAATTGAATCTTGTGATACACTTACTATTGCTCTTCAGAAAATTGATAATGCAGTTTGTGGTATACTTGATATATTAGACGTATGTTGTACAACAACCACTTCTACAACAACAATTTGTCCATGTACTACATATGGATATGTTGGACCAAGATTCAATCCTGGTACAATCACATATGTGCAATGTAATACATTGGAACCAATTACAGACACTGCATCTAGCACTGTTCAATTTGCTTGTGTTGATAACAACTATCCAATTATAGAAATTGGTTCAATTAACGTTATAGATACACAAGATTGTTGTTCAAATATTACAACAACCACTACAACTGCTGTTCCAGTAAATCCATTTTGTTATGAAGTTACAGCTGTAAATAGATGTACTGTTTATTGGACTGATGCAAATGGTGATCCTCAATCACAAAACCTTACAGATGGTACAATAAATATTTGTGCTGACGAAGATTCTATTGCAAGTTCTTGTGGAGCAGGTGGAGGTATTTCTATAACTGGAGGAACTGTTGCTTGTACAAATGATGCAATGTGTCAACCTACCACTACAACTACCACAACAATAGCTTGTAACTGTATCACATTTAATAATACAGATGGTTCTATAATAGACCATACTATTGGATATAATGATTGTATTGGAGAATTTGTTGAAACTACAATTTCTGCATCTGAGATATTACAATTTTGTGGAAGTGATGGTATAGCAGACAGTGAATTAGTAATAGTAACAACTGGAGGAGTTTGTATTGCTGAAGTGTGTCCAACAACGACAACTACTACAACATTAGCATGTGTATCTTATGTATTACAAAGTACAGGTGCTGGTGAAGCAAGTAATCAATGGGAAGCATTTGCTTGTAATTCAAATATTTCAGTGAGTGGAATTATTCCTTTCCCTGGAACAATGGAAACTGGATGTATTACAGAAGGTTCATTATTACTTGGTGCTAATTTAGAAATTGTTTCTGATGCACCTTGTGAAGAAGTTAGTTGTGAAGCATTTGAGATACAAGGACTTTTTCCTGTAGGATCTTGGGATGCAATTGATTGTTCTGGAAATAGAGTTGGTGAAGTTGCTCCTAGTGGGGTTACTGTTCCCACAGGATGTATTATTCCTCAAACATTGATTCTAGATAATGCATATATAAAAAATTATCTTGGACCATGTGGTTCAACTACTACAACAACTACGTTGTTTCCACCTACAACTACAACAACAACAACGCCTGATCCTTCGTTTTTTAAATATTTCTTCTCTAATTCTGCAATTTCAGCAGGGTTAGCGTGTAATGAAGTAACTTTTCCAACATCTTTATATTCAGATGATACTACACTTAATTTAGGATCTTTCTTGTATACAGACATGGCATTAACTACTCCTTTTCTAGGAGCTGCAAGATGGTATAAAGAATCTGGAAGTGGTAAGGTTTTTGCTATTCTTAATAGTGGTGAAATTGCTGGTGAATCAAGTTGTACTACAACTACGACTACTACTGCTGCTGGTATAGGATATGCACAATCATTTGGTGCAGATTTTTTCGATAGTGCAACAGCTTGTCTTGAAACCATTGGAACATACACTATATATACAAATACACCAACAGTTTCTTTCTCAAGCACATTTTATAATGAGATAGGATTAACAACTCTTTTTAATGGAGGAGGTTTATGGTATAAAGAGATGTTAGGTATTGGTGCTTGGAAAATTGGTGTTTCTGGAAATCCACTTGGTTCAGCATTGTGTTAATATTTTAAATCTAAAATTATGAGTATTGTCAATTGTATAAATACTGATTCTTGTTCAACACAAATTACTAAATCTGATTTAGTGACATATCTTGGAATAGATTTACTATGTACAAATATCCAAACATCAGAAGATCTCACTGTAGCTCTTACAAAAATAGAAGAACGTATTTGTAGTATAACAGACAGTTTAAATGTCTGTTGTCCTACAACTACTACAACTAGTAGTTCAACAACCACTACAACAACCACTGAATGTCCTTGTCCAACAACAACAACTACGACTACAGCAACACCAACTACCACTACAACTAGTTCTACTTCAACTAGTACAACTACTAGTACGAGTACGAGTACGTCAACAACCACAACATCAACAAGTACTACCACAACTACAACTACTACAGAATATTTACCAACAGTGTTAATTTGTGAACAACGTTGGACAACTAGTAACTTGAATGTATCAACATATAGAAATGGTGATCCTATTCCAGAAGTAAGTGATCCTGTTGCATGGGCTGCACTTACAACAGGTGCATGGTGTTATTATGATAATGATCCAGCAAATGGTGCTATTTATGGAAAAATGTATAATTGGTATGCTGTTAATGATCCTAGGGGATTAGCTCCTTTAGGATATCATATACCAACTCAAGCTGAGTTTATTCAATTGACAGAAGACTGTCTAGGTGGATCACTTGAGGCAGGAGGGAAATTAAAAGAAATTGGATTATCTCATTGGCAAAGTCCTAACACAGCAGCTACAAATATCACTGGTTTTACAGGTCTTCCTGGTGGTTGGCGAAGTCAATTTGGAAGTTTTAATGAACTTACCCTATATGGAAAATTTTGGACAAGCACAGCAGCACCAATTCCTCCATCTATTATCTATCGTACATTACAGTATAATGATAGTAGTCTTTCTATTGGAACTGATGGAAATGTCAAAGTGGGACATTCTGTTCGATTAGTAAAAGATTAATTTAAACCAATAATAATATGACAGCATTAATAACATTAACAACAGCAGGTGCAGACACAGGTCCATTTAATCTATATTCAGATTTAGATGGATATATAACACCTTTTGAAATAGGAGTGAGTAAAGCTGCTTTGCTTGCAGGATATTCAACGTCATTGATTCCAGATTTTACAACAACTGTAAGAATACTATCTACTAGTACTTATTGTATAAACTCTGTAGATATACCAGTGCTTCCACCTCTTGATTTTGTATTAACTTCATCATGTGATGGATTTGGTAATGCAACACTTAGTATGAGTGCTTACACTGGAGGATCAGCACCTTATGAATCAGGAAATAATTATTTTACAAGTGAGGCAGCTGCATTAGCTAATACGTCTTGGGCTGGACCACCATCAACATCGTTTGCAATAGGAATAGGATCTACACCAGGAACTTACTGGATGGTCATTAGAGATTCATTAGGAAATTTAAAAGCTAAAGACATAACTGTAGATTGTTCAACAACTACAACCACAACAACTACAATTTATGACAATTATCAAATTGAAGATTGTATCACTTTAAGTGTGTATACATTAGCTAAAACATATGTATTTGGTTTAGGAGATGTAGTTCAGTATCAAGTAGGTGTTCCAGGAGCAGGATTACAGAGATGTGGAACAATTATAAGCACTTCAACTAATTTACCAGCAACTGCTTCTCTTTATTCAGCTAATGCATATTCTTGTGGTGACACAGTACATTGTCCATAATATACAAAAAGTCTTGTTTTGTTGGTTTTACAAGACTTCTCCTCAAGATTTTTTCTTGGGGAGTTTTTGTTTAATAACTATTTTGATTATAAAGAATTAATTCGATAACTAGAAATAGTTGTAAACTATGAAAACAATTATATATCTTTACCTTGTTTTAACCAATATGAACGCATATGCTTGAGAATCAACAATTACTAAATCAGTTGAAGGATATGCTTCGCTGGAAAAAAAGCAAGAGTTACTATGCTAAAGCTTTGGGAATATCTGTATTTGAAGTAGATCAACTTCTTCAACAGCTAAGTACTAAAGCAAAACCTCAAACAATCTCAACTAAGACAATTAAAGTTGATGCTGAGAAGGGAACGTTAGAAAGTACAGTGGTTTGCGACTATGAACCAAAGAATGATAAACAGCTTGCAAGCTTACATAAGATAGATTTAAACAATTATGTAATTACAAACTACTGGTCAAAGCTTTTACCAAATGGTAAGTTTACATCTTCAGTTTTTTCTAAACGCAAACAAGCAAAAGATTATACTGCTGAAGACTTTTCAAAGTTTTTAGAAAACTACAAACCAAAAACAATTACAGTTTCTCCTGTTGATCATAGTAAAGAAAAAGATCATGTTGATATTGAGATCTCAATCTCTGATTATCACTTAGCTAAGAGACATATTGATGACGATAATAATCCTGTTGAAAGGGCTTATAGATACTTCAACGTGGCTCAATCTTTGATTAAGAAAGTTGTATCTGTATACAATGTAAACACTCTAGTGTTTCCTATCTCGAACGATTTTTTCCATACAGATAATTATCAAAACCAAACTACACAAGGAACTCCACAAGACACTATATTAGATTATAGTTCTGAATATGAGTTAGGATTCTCAATACTTGTAGATACAATAAACATGTT